TCATTTGAGAGTGCACGGTATGCGTTGTATGTGCGCTCTACGTATGCTGATTCCGCACAGTCGCCTGTGCCTGGACCTACAGCAATAATTCCACGCTCTACTGGACATTCGCCAATATCGCCTGCAGAAAGATCAAGTCTCTGTCCGTTAGATGTGCTCTTTGTGCCTGTCAACTGATCAGAGTTGTAAGCAAGTGCAAGAAGCAAGTTCTCAAGTGTGGCTTCAGCAAAAGCAGTTGCCATGTTCACTTGCATTCCTTGCTTGTATAACTTAGCAACGTCAAGAAGTTGGTCAACCTGTACTTCGCCGAAGTCTGGTTGGAACTGCAATTCAAGGCCGTTCATTGTATAACCTACGTTAGTAAAATCAGTGTCATCAGCGATTGTCTCTCTGTATGACTCGGATGCTACATAAGCAGGTAGGGTTCCAGAAGTTAATGTTGTGTCTGCGACGAAAAACGCTGCAGCACCAACAATAATGTTAGTAGACGTACCACGAGTGTATGCCATATTTTTTCACCTCTACTTTCAATAGAATCTATATTAAGTTGTTGGGGTGTTTCCTCAAAATAAGTATAACAGCATTTTTAAGTGTAAGGATTAGTATATGTTACCCCATTTAGGGTAATTTGGTCATTAGTATGATAGTCATACTCAATAATTAGTTTGTTTGCGTATACCGTTCTGGCTGAGGCTAGTTCTAGAACGTCTCTGGTCTCGTCTGCCTGATATACCTTTAGGTTATGAAAATAAACATTGTATGGCTCTATGCCAGTGTCAGGATCTGAGCACCATGCGTTTATGTCTTGGGCTGCTGAATCTTCACGATCAAGAGCGTCTGTGATAATTCTGTGAGCATCTGTTATTTTACTTAAGTTGGTGCAATATAAATAATAGATCAACTGCTCTCTTTTATGTCTATAAAATGGGCTTGGTCTAAATCTAATTAGTCTTTCATATTGAATCAATAATGGATCAGAAACTCCTGGTGCAGCAATATAATTTCTAAATACATCTTCTATGTTTGTAGGGGATGTAGGAAATATTGGAACCATTTGCTCTGTACCGCTTAAAATACCAAAACGTTGAAGTTGTCCAACAACGTAGTGATTTACAAAAGTTGGTGGAAATGCGGTGACGTTAATATTTTCCATAATCTTATTCTACCCCAATCTTTGCATTTGTTATCCACTTGTATCCAGTAGCAACACCTTTTGGTCTGCCTTGCTTTGCTCCTGCTGGTAGATTCTTTTTATAAATAGTTGGGTTACTAATATAGTCTGAAACTCCGCTTGCTCTTAGGAATGCCTGAGTAAAATATCTTCTCATAAATTCATCAAAGATTCTTTCAAAAGAACCCTCTACTTCTGTTCCACCTGGATTTCTTACTGTAATTGGCTTTGATGTAAAAACAGTTTCTCCACCTGAATAAAATCTTATTACAGAGTTTTTCTTTGGTTTTATAAAAACTGGAATTCCATCTTCCATGATTCTTGCTTTATTATAAAAAGGTGTATTCGTGTCTGCTTGAACGCTTGTTGATTGTCTAAAAGTTGAGTTTATAGAAAGACCAAGATTGCTAACAGTATAGTTAATGTCAAACAGTCTTGCTTCTGGACTTCCAGTTCTGTACCACTCATATACGTGATGAAGTGCTGAACTGTTTGCTCTTGCTTCAACATCTATGTACTCACCTAAAGCAAAAATAACGCCTCTTCCCAAATTGTCAAGAAACACCTTTTTGCCTTTTTGTGCACCTTCTAAAAACCCTAAAGAATAATTTGCAATATTTAAAAGATCTTTTTCAAAATTGTTTGTTGTTAGTGAAACTCTCATTAGTCACCAACTGTCTGGTTTTCGGTTCTACGCCAGAGCATTTTGTAGTATTCTATTTCACCAAATGGGCCGACAAATGGCTCAAGAGTTCCAACCTCATATATTGTTCCACGGCCAGTTCTAGGCCCAGCAGTTTCTTTATAAAGGATAATATCGGTTTTACTTCTAATATTTGTAATAAGAATATTTGTTATTGCATTTTCTGACTCATTAGAAGACACTCTTATATCTGATCTTGATCTACAAACTAATTTTCCATCATATTGTAAAAATGTATCTGGCTTTAATTCAACATCTCCAGCACCGCCTACTGTAGTAGCATTGCAAACAATAGTTCTATCAAATACCCATTCTTTATTAGGCTGACCATAACTGTTTTGTGTAATTATTGGATAGTAAATATCAGCCTTCATTGGATAGATAAAATCTGTTGTGTCGCAACTTATCATTACAATACTCCAGGTGTACCAAAGTTTGTTATATACTTTTCTAGGATTCTGTCTACTAGGATGTTTCCTGTACCTTCAAGTGCAGACTTATCAATCTTAATCTTATATTGATCGGTAGAGTAGTCAAGGATATATCTCTTGTGATATTCCATTCTTCCACACTTAATATCATCAATAACCATTGTAATAGCATCCTGGATATCATAAGGCACTACCTTGTACCCAGTTTCAAGCGAGAACAGATAGTTGAAGGTTATTGGAAATGTAACACCTGCTGCAACTGCTAAAGTTACTGGGCTATCTTCTGTGTCATATAAATATATGGAATCTGATTCACCAAGCGGTACACCCTTTGGTGTTCCAACTGCTCTAACATATGAATCAGTCATTTGCTGATTCCATTCTTTAATAATTGCTGTCTTATCTTTTGTTAACAAGTAATTCCACTCATATAATGCTGCAGGATCTTGTGTTGAATCCCAGACAAGTTCATTATTTTCGTAAGCCTTTAAGATTTTATAAACTCTGTCCCAGATAGCAAGGTAGTCTGTTCCATTACCATTTACTTCATACCAAGATCTTTCGTAGTAAAATCCACCTGGAACTATGGAGTCAATAATTGCTCTAGCCAAGGCTTCATACTTAATGTATTCATTAATTTCTGTTGCTGTGCCAGAACCATTAGTTCTTGCCAATGTTGTAGGATTTACATACGGACGCATAATCTCTAGGTTGTCTTCAACAACGATATCTCCTGGCTCTGGATTTTCAGAACCTGTTGAGTATACCGCTTCAAATATTGCTAAATAGTATGACTCATCATAAGAATTAAATTGATCTGGCAGTGTATACTCTAGTTTTGATGCACTGGTAGATACGATGGTTTCTGTAATATCGTTTACATTTCTTGTGCTTTCATTAATAACAAGAATATAGTCAGTATTTGGCAAAGGAACATCATAAGATATTGTAAGCGGGTATGGTGGTAAGCGCAGTATTTGCATTAGATTTTACCGTAGTGCTTGGCTACTTCTTTAGGCGATGCTTCACGCACTGCCTTATGAGTTAACCACTTAACGGATGCCTCCTTAGTGACAATGTTATATCCTTTTTCAAGGGCACCCACACCAGTCCAATGTAGATTACGCTCTGAATAAAGTGCAATCTTTTCTTTTGGACTCTCTATTACTACTTCTTCTACTGGATCTTTTCTTGGTACAAAAGGTAGAATAGCCTCTAGCATTTCCTCTTTTGTTTCAGTTCCATATAAATCTATATTGTGCTTTTTGGCATATGCCTGTAATTGTGGTACCGTCTTTTTAGCAAATTTTTCTACTACTTCTACTGTTGTTGCCATAATATCCTCCACTGCTATTATATCAGAAATGAATTATCTTCTGCTTGCTCTCAATGTTTGTGGTCTTCTAATACCACTAGGTGTTCCAGAAATTGATATATTCTCACCAAATATAGGTGTTGGTATATTTCCTAAAACATTTGTTTGTTGAATAATTCCTGATGGACCCATTACGATTACCCCGCCAACTCCTCCAACAGCAATTGCTCCATCACCATCGTGTTGATGAGGAACTGTTGGATTTCCTGGATATGACATTTTATTCCTTAATTGATAAAGGAGGGCAGTTTTTACGCTGCCCTCCCTATCGTTTAGTTTTTACAAACTATTATGCTGTAGGATCAACTGCTGCGTCTGCATAAGCAACCGCATCAAGTTCTTCCCACTGTAGACCAAAGCGGACGAATACTGTGTATTCAATTGTATCCTTCTTTGGCTTGTATTCACGGTTTACAGTGATATCTCTCTGGAAGCCCCATACACGGTTAGCAGGGAATGTCAAGTCGACATAGTTTGCTGGGTAGTAAGGAACTTCTTGTACATCAATGCCTAGAACACGAGTTGTACGTGCTCCACCGAATGTCTGTGCTTGTCCATCAAGGTATGCCTGACGGTTACGCTCTGTACCAGCAGTACGTGGAGCAAATGCTTCTGCGATTGCGTCAGCAAGTGTTCCGTTGTTCTTTACGATACCCTGGAAAGCATCTGTACCTGCGTAGAACTTTAGGTTCTGCTTTAGTGCACGATACTTACGTGGCATTGCAAGGATGATATCCTGCATTACCTCGGTTGTCCAGTTGTCATCAGTAACAGTGACTAGTGCTTCGTGAGCATCGCCATCGTTTTCTACCTTGTGTACGAAACCTTCCATGATTGAAAGGAAGTCACCAGTTGAACCATCACCATTAATGGCTAGGTCTTCAATATCGTTAGCAAATGCATTTGTCATCAAGCGAACTAGATGATCTTCAAGTGCACCGCCTTCAATATTGTCTTCAAGTGCTTCTGTAGATACTTCCCAGTCAAGACGAATCTTCTTGGTTGTTAGTTCTACCTTTGTGAATGTAGCACCAGCGTTTGTGTAGTTATTGTTTGCCTGTGCAGCAGCACGAATAACACGCTCACCAACGTTAACTTTTTCAAGTTCCATGGTGTTTGCTCTCATTGTAACTCTACGACCATCCTTGGCGAGAACTGTTGCATCCCACACATAGTCGATGAAGCGGCGAGCCTGCTCTGGGAGCAGAATACCGCCTGGTGTTCCAGTTGGATTTACTGCATTAGCGCCATTGGATACACCAAAGTTTGCTGTTGCAATATTTCCTAGTTGTGCACCAACATCAGAAGTGCTTGGACTGGTAGCAGTTGCTCCGCCAATGTCACCTGATGCGAATGAACCATCACCTTGATGGTTGTGGTTCACGGTTGGAGAACCTGGATAGTTCTTTACGATTTCTTGTTCCGACATATTGTTCACCTCCTAGTGATTTATACTTATTGGAATAAGTCGGCTGATTTGAGGAAACGGCCGCCCCATAGGGATTTTTGAGTCTTCGTTTCCGAAAACTCCTGCACGATCTCGCCTAGATCGCCAGACTTGCGGAAAGCGGTGTCTTTTTCGACCATATCTACTCGCTTTCCAAACTCATTAAAAGAACCCTTGACTTCTTTTACCTCATTTGATACAGACTTTACTTCACCTGTAACGGCTTCAAGGGACTTTGTAATTGCTTCTACAGTTGTCTGCATAGACTTTACTGTATCTGCAAGATTGCTCAAGGCATTAGTTAGATTTTCATTGATTGAAGAAACTGCCTTAGCAACTTCCTCTGTTGCATTAACAACAGCATCAACTGAATCATTTGCTTCTTCAACAACAGGTGCTTCTTCAGCCTCTGGTGCTGCTTCTGCTGCTGGCTCTGTAGCAGGAGTATCCTCTGCAGGAACTTCTACTGGAGCCTCTTCTACAGCAACTGCTGCAGCCTCTGGAGCAACCTCAACATTTTCAACCAACTCTACTGTCTCTGCACCTTGTGCTTCAACGATTGTTGTTTCTTCTGTCATAGGATTTTCCTCCTCTGTCATCTTAATTGTTCTAATGCCTTTTGCACTATCAACTAAGAACTTTATTTTTTCTGTATTTTCTGAATCTGATTTTTCAACAAACCCAATGTTTTTCATAGGTCTTCCAGAAGTAGGGCTATCTGCTGAATCATCTTCTGATACTAAAACAATATCATTTTCTGAATCCCAGAATACATTCTTAACTTCTGTTTTTGAAAGGTATCCACTAACTGTATTCTTACCATCGACTTTTTCGATAGAGATTACATTAGCAAATTGATTTGCTGGATTATCAACTAATGACAACTCAAACAACTCATACTCTTTAATTATACGCACTGATTTATCAAGATTTTCGTCAAACTTATCATCTGACTTTGTGATGTTACCACCGATAGAAAATCCAGTAAGGGTACCGTCAAGGACCTTTTCCCAAGTATCTTGAGCACCCTTTGAAACATAAGCCGATACATAAACTCCGCTATAAAACTTCTTTGACTGAGGCTCAAAATATCGATCTTCTTTGAATGAAACGATCTTGCCAACAGCCATAGGCTGGTGCATTTCTCGTAGATTTCCACGGAATTTTCTAAATGCTTCTAGGCTTGCCTCTGTTGTAACAATGTCATCTTGCTTGTCAACATTATCTAGAGTTGCAAAACCTGATACGATTCTACGTTCTTGATCTACTTTGCCGATTGGCATAGAAAAGCGAACATTGTCACCATCAGTAATCCAGTGTGCTTTATTTATAATCATGGCAGTATTATTATATCAAACCTTTTTAGGTTTTTCTCAACTATTGAGACGATCTTCCCTCTCCTTGTGGATTTCTTCCTTCAAGTGATGCTGGGGAATCTGAAGAGTTGTTCGTTCTTTCTGCATCCCGCTGACGATTGCCAGCAAGATTTGCTCTAGCGTCTGTTGCTTGTCGTGGTGTCATTGAGAATGGTTCTCCACCGTCACCGTCTGGTCTTGGTGGCAGATCAATCATTTCACGAGCCTCATCTGGAGTAATAACCTGTGTCTTTACATAACGCTCAATAATTTGAGATTGAGCAATTTCATCTGTAAGAGTTAGT